GATGCTTGTCAACCCAAAGAATATCTCCTTGGTATCTAGGTCTGGGAGTTGCACTCTGGTCTCCAACACAATTGTTCCCATTAGTCCAACATCGAACCCAATGTGTGTTCCGATAAAGGTCGTGTCTGCGTCCGTGTTAGCGGACGTAATCGTGACAACACCGGACAGGGCATCTTTCCCTGCAATTCCAGCATCGGCATCCTCGAAGCCCTCACCACCGGCGTAGAATCCTCCACCAACATCGGCGGTGTCAGCCGTCAAAGCTAAAGTATCACCCACGCCGAAAAAGTCATTAAAAAGTCGTATTTTTCCTGGTCCACTCTGTGACATATCTATTTATCCTTCCCGAAGCTGTAGCTCCAGTTTTCTTATACGCTTCCTATAGGGAGCGACTACTTCTGATATATTTCCTGTCTTTCGAGGGATACAGGCAAGATTCTCAAGCCTGTTGTCCCCCATATCACCATTCATGTTATGAACGATCCAACCCTTTGGAATAGGCCCATGTGCAGCAGCCCATGCCTCGCGTCGGGGGTTCATTTATCCAGCGGGCGCTGTTGCGTCCGTGTGGACTTCATATATCCAATTACCGGCAGATCTCTCTCCGTACGCAAATTCGTCATACATAAAAATTGCCGTAGCGCCCCCACCAAGTTCCGGTAGTCTCTTGGTCTCAACATATGGAGACCTACCCTCTACCAGTACAAGTCCCATCTGGCTGAAAACACCGCCCTTGGCAGCGTTGCTGGATATAGTCAGATTCCCATCTTCAAATATCCTTGCGCCTGCGATTGTTCCCCGATAGCGGTTTTGGAAAGCCTCGGCAGCGATACCACTCGTGAGAGGAGCACCGGCCTGAGTTTCCAGAGAAGCTACAGCCGTAATACCTGGTGTGGTCAACTGTGTATCGATGTCAGCAAGCTGAAAACCGTGGAACACAGCGTTAATCGGAGCGCTAGCAGGAGCAGGCTCCGTGGTGTTCGAGGTAATTCTGTAAGCTGCCGAACTGATATCACTTGTATCAAGAGCAGCGGAGGAAGATCCGAGAGAAGTTGTCGCGCCGTCAATAGCGGTCAAACCGTCCTGGTCTTTCTTTCTCTCAATAGCGTTCTGTGCCAACGATCCTGTTTGAGCGTAAGCATTCGCGCTGATTCTCAAGGCAACCCTGTCAGTGATTATGGTGTGAACACCGATAACCGTAGGGGTGATTGAGAATAACGTGTCGGACATTTGTTGCGGGTTGTCCAGTTCCGTGGATTCTGTTACTGCCTGTGCTGAGAGTTTCGCCATCGAAACCTCGTTCCAGACCGTTCCTGTATTTTCATCAAGTCTTTGCCTGTCTACGAGAGAAGGCATAACGCCTGCGAATTCCCTTACAATTCGAGCGGAAGCTATCATCGTGGGAATAGAATCAGCAAGGCTGTCTGTAATCGTATTACCTACTGCCATATTGTTAACTCCTTAATATGGGCTAAAAGCGGATTCCCTGCTGTCTAAGCTGTTCTGCCGCCTGTGTTATCTCGTCTCTTGAGACCGCCATTTCGGAGTTACCAAGTCTCGAAAGCAAATTGTTTGAACTCATGGAAGCGGGCGCTGATGACGATGAATCAAGATCCAACGTATTAACACCATGTTCTTCCAGAGTTTTCTGCATAGCTTCTTTATGAGCAAGTTCAGCTTCTTCTCTTCTTCTCACCTCCAGCACTCTCATAGCCCTGTTAAAAGCAGCCTGAGCCTGATAGAGGCCAGCTATATCCTTGCCGTCGTATGCCGGTCCCCAGAGTTCACGGAATTCCGCTAACTCCTGAGCCGATTGCAAATCGAGTCCCGCATCTTTCACCGTCTGGCTGATCTCATCAATCATCAACTGGGAAGTTCTCTGGAAAGTTGAGGTTTGTTTGCGCGTCTGCGCATCTGAATCTATCTTCTGTAGATCCTCCCTGAACATTTCCTCATCATTTGTCCCCTGGTGACGAATGAACGCGGCAACAGTGTCATTTAACGTCATGACATTCTCGGAGAGTTCATCAAATCTTGAGTCATCTCCCTGCTGGCTTTTAATCCTGCCCTGAAGTGAACGGTAATCGTTCTCCCTCTTGGTAGCATTTGTTTCCAGTTCTGCTATACGCGCTTGCAAAGTCTCGATGCTGGGCTGTTGTTCCACTGTACCTTCGGGGGATACGGGCGCTAACCCTGTAGCCGCTTCCGGTTGCGGTGCAAGTTGACCAGTTCCGTTGACTGATGCTTCGGGTGGCGGGGTCGTATTAAAGCCCGCCGTTCCGCTATTATCCTGTGTCATTCAATACCTCTTAAAATAAAAAAGCCGCCAAGGAACTCCTCATCAAAAAGGGTTCTGGCGACTGGCGCACTCTAAGCGGTATGTATTGTTGCCTTTAGTTTAGAACTTTAAATCCTTTTCTGTCAAAAATTATGTGTATATTTTTCTTGCACTTCGGGCAAGTTCCCCAGAGTTCTCCTTTGAGCCTTTCGCATATGGCCTTTTTGCAGTGAGGACACCTGATCAATTGCCCACTCCTGTCATTATCTGTGGAGTCAGTAATTCAGGTTTAATTTCTCGTATCATTTCGATATCGATTAAAAGCGAATTCGGAATTATACCCCCGTATTTCGCCCTCAAATCCTCTACTTCCTTTATAAGGGCAGGATGTTTAGGAGAGGTGATTATTCCCCATTTAAAAAGAACTTTTTCCATTTCATAGCTGTCAGCCCTTTTAAATGAAAGGAGTCGTGAAATCAGGTTGTCTACAACTGCCATATCCGCATACTCCCTTCTCGCACCTTCCCTGTCACCTGTTCTTTTATAGGTATTGTATTTTTCCCATAACTTGTCGCCAGGATATTCGTCTTTTAAAAGGTCATGCAAACTTAAAGTCTCATTCCCAATGGTTATTTGTCCTCCTGGTTTTAGCAATTTACCCGCCAGATCGTAGTATTCATCTATTATTTTTCTGTCCTCGTGGTATGCGCGCTCAAGAGGGGTGTACCCAGCCGTTATTTCCCTTTCAAGTATCTGCCTGTCCTCTTCCGAAAGAGCATTCATGTATTCGTCTCTTTTCTGCTTAAATAACTCCCAGTCTTCAGGGGTTGGTATCAGGGTACGGGAATCCGGATACTGTGGGTCTTCCGACACACTCGCAGATGGTTGTTGCATGGATATTGAATACCATCCTGACGAAAGAGTTTTCGCTTTCATGTATTCATCGGTGGCATTACCACCAAGCCCAATAACCATCTTGTAGTATTGTTGTCGTACTTTTGGATCAGCATGTTGGGCTGCTGCCGTGTTTTCAATTGCAGATAATTCCAGAGCTCCCTGATACAGATTTCCGATTTTGCCACGACCTGACACCCACTGCCTGACACCGAATTCTGGGTCTAGCGAAAGCACCCTGTTATCAAGATCCTGCTGTATCGTGAGATGCTGGTTCCCCACTCTTTGCAGTTGCGAATAAACGTCTCGCGTCTGTTCGGGATCTATCCCCGTAACTTTCTGAGCCTCGTCTTCGTATGTCTTTCTAAGAGCACCGCCTTTATCCTCTCGGTAGAACCGTTTAATTATCGGCCCTACACCTGGAATTGTCGGATCGGGTTTTCTCAACTCAAAATAAAGTGTGTCCCGTTCTGCTGCCGAAAGTCCCGCAATCCAGTTTTTACGATCAGTTGAATTATCAAAATCCTCGTATCTGGCCACGAGAGCCGCCGTTTCCGGAGTAACAAGTTCAGGATCGATCATGTTAATAATGTAATCCGTAATAGAGACTCCGACCTGATACGCCCCACCCAGTGTACTTTTGAAGAAATGTTCCGTTCTTATCGGGGACAGTCCTGTAGCCTCACCAATTTCCTTCATTGTTCTTGAGGTCCACGGCATTATCTGCTTTCTACTTTCTTCAGCTTCAAGTTCAGGAGGCACAATCGGAGAGTCCCGAAACAGATCAAAGTTGCCGACTTGCTGTAACGCTTCCTCTGCCACAACCGGAAGCGGCATATCAAAAAATGGAGTTACACCTTCAGCCGTAGCCCACCCAAAATCTGCAAAACCTTCAGGAGAGTCAGATTTCATTTGTTCCATTAAAAAAGTCGTAGTTCCCAAAGACATCATCCACTCCCTCGTTGCAGGGAAAAGCGAAACATAGTGGGGTTTTGGTTTTCCGGTTATGTCTTTTTCCTTGTGAGGAAGCATGATTATGACAGAGCCCCATCGGTCTTTTCTTGGTATGTCGTAGTATTCGGGGTACGACATGTTGTACATGTTGAGCCCTATCTGGCCACCTACCAATCCTGCCATTCTTATGGAAAACCCTGCTGGATCGTTTCTAAAAGCCCTCATAGGAAGTTTCATACCTTCCATTGCTGCATTAAGGAAAAGCACAAATGGGTTAGCGCTTTTTATCAAATATCCTCCTCTTGCAAAGTTAAGAGTAACTTCAACAGAGTCGGCTGCGGCTTTTCTAACCACAGGCATAGCAGCAAGCTGTTCAGGGGTCCACTTTTTTTCCCAACCTTTTCCCAATTCCTTGTCCAGTTGTTTTTTGAACCACGCCTGTCTTGGGGCCTGTTCTGCCATTTCACCAAATGTATCTATAAATTTCGCAGCATTTGCTATCTTGGCAAGAAAACTTTTTTTGCCTATCGGTTTATTGTTGTAGATAAACTTGTTGCCGAGCTTTTTATCCAGAGTTTTTTGTATGGCATCATCTGACATACCAGGCATAATTCCCACGGACTCACCCAGACTTCTTCCCTCTCTTCCGTAAAACCTTGCCTGATGTCCACCAGCAAGCCTGTGAGCTAACGCAACAGGGTCGTTTGCGACAGATCTAATAGATTTTATAAGTCTTATGGCAGAACGATGAGGAAGCAAACCCCTTGTCGCAAAAGCTGTGAGAATATCCGCAGTTATATTTACAGGAATAAACACGGGGCTTAGCGCCGTAAAAAAAGCCCTGCTTATTCCGTTTACCGCCCCGACAAGTCTTGAGACAGGATCTGAACCCCATCCACGGATCATGTAATCAGTTTCCCTGTGCATCCAATCGGGAATCTCATAAATCATTCTTTTTCCGTTTTCAAAAAACTGTAACGTAGGGCGCGTTCCAATCTTTTCTTTCGGAAAATGAACTCTTCGCACCCCTGGTGTTTTTATTTCCTGAGCAAGTTTGATAATAGTTTTCGCAATATCGTTGCGGATTATCGTAGCCTCATTTCGTATCAGTTGTTCCGCAAGTATCTCAAGCGGGGACTGAACAGTCTTTTCTGTCCCTTCCTCAGACAGTTTAATGACACTGTTACTCGGCACAGTAAATGGCTTATATGACGCTCCACGCCCCACCTCGCGAGTGGCATATTCGACATATCTCGTAGGGTTATAGTAAGGATGGTTTTCAGCAAGATGATCTGCCACCTCGCGGCTTATTACTCCTGTATTGACAAGCCTTTCCCTTTCCTCCCTGTATACCCTGAGTACGACCTGTACTGCCTCTTCCAGTTCTGCATATCTCTCTGGCGAAAGCCTCGACTTTGTAAAAGCCATGTGCTGATCTATATCGTCTATGGTAATGCCGTTGGGAAGTCTTCTTTTTGGATAGAGCCCAAGCATCTCTTTTTGACGTAATGCCACAAGCATTGCGTTTACGTCTCCAGGCATTGTTTTCTTTGAAATGGATGCTATTTCGTTTACTATACTTAACAGCCTTGCATGTGCCGCAGTCGCAGCTCCAGGAGCGTTTGTGAGCATAGATACCAAATCTCGGTCAGAACCCGGTCTGACCCTCTGTCCTTTTTCTGCAATATCCTGCATTTTCCTGAGCCCGAAATACATATCATTCATCATTTCCATCAGGCGAAGATGCTTCTCTTCCCACCACTGCGAAAGAGACTTACGAGGGCCTTTCTCAGCAAGCATTTCATCGATTGGGCTTCGGTAGTCAGGGGGAATCTCAACATCTTTAGGTTCAGGGAGAGCGCGTCGTGCGTTCACAGTAGTTCTTGCCGGTTGTGGCGTTACATTATTTACAGGATGATCGGCTGCTTCGTCTGATGCCTTTTTCGATACTCCTGGAGGGTCTTCATTTACTACTTGAGGTGTTCTTCTGGCCGGACCTGTTTCCATTACACGGGAAGAAACCTGGTCACCGGCAAGACCTCTGACGGTAGGAGAAGACGGGATTGTAACTTCACCTTCTGGCTGTCCCCTCAGTGTTGTCTTAATATGATTTCGGACATCTTTTCCCGCTGCCCTTAGTTGTGTATCAGATAAATCAGGCAATTGTTCTCGTAACCAATTCATATAGGACTCATCGCGGGCAGATTTTTTCGTTTGAGAAACTATAAAAAGAGCTTTATCTAAATCACTTTCAAATTGCGGAACATACCGGATCTGTCCCATATTATAGTTAGGCTTGGCTCCTGCAAGCTCCCTTGGTAATCTGGTTGCTGTTGTAACGGGTACTTCCTCCACAGTCTTTCTAGTGCTACGTGTGGGAGTATCAGCAGGGGTTACTTCATCAGGAGCTCTCTTTGAGTGTGATCCGTCAGCATTTCTTTGAATTAACTTCTGTTCTTCAAGAACCCTTACGGTTTCTGTAACATCTCTAATAGGAAGATCCAGTCGTTTTGATAAACGCAGAATAGTTGTAGATCCTGTTATCGGAATTTCGTCCATGATTCTGGGAGCTAAAGAAAAAGCTGATGCATTCGGGCCGAAATCCACAATGGTGTCATTCTCAAAGATCTGTTGCAACCGCTTGCCGTCCATCTCGTTTGTTGGCACTTTTACGATAACCCCATCATGGCCAGCATCGATGATCACATTTCGTAAGGCCGCAATTTCATTTCCGTTTTGCGGTACGTGTGAGTAGAGTCCTGCCTCATTTACCACTTTCATCCAGTCCGCATCAGTAGATATGACAAGAGGGTTTCTCAGAGAAACACGTCTCAGAGCTACATCCGGTCCAAAAAATTCAGCAAATTCCCTTTTAGGAGTTGTATATGTGGCATCTCCAAGCACAGCTTTTTGAATACCCCGTGCGTCATATGCCTCTTGTATAGTCTGCCTTCCGGAGCCGTTAAAAAAGTAACCGAAAAAATGCTTTCCGGTTTCCGATGTAACAAGAACTTCTGTATGAACCTCAGACCTTGTTAGTAACTCTCCCTCCATTTCCTCTAAGTTTTTGGAAATCGTTTCAATTACATCGTTTATCTCGTCCTCGGCTCTTCTGATATCCGTGGCATTCCAGTCCGACTTGGATTTCCCTATTCTTTTTTCCACCATTTCAAGAGCAGGATCAAGGGTTTCATCACCACCTTCCCCCCTAAGTGTTACTTTTTCAAGTTCCAATGTGTCATTAAGAGTTCTGTTCACCTCTATGACTTTGCTAATTTCATCATCGGGAAGACTCTTGGGTTCAGGCGCTCTGGCATATACTTCTTTCACTTCTGGAACTCTGAGGTAATCTACAACTTTTCCGAAACCGGAAAAAATCTTTACTCCACTTTTCCATACGGGTTTAGCAACAGCACCTAATACCCTTTGGGCTATTATTTCTGTTGCAGAAGCAGGTATTAACAGCTCGATCCC